AACCTACCGAAACTCCGACTAGAGCTGCTTACGCAGCAAGAGCCATAGGTGCAAAATTATCGTTTGCATTTACTTTATTGACTTATAAGGCGGTCAACCCTGTCACTCCGATTTCCTATTCTCTACCTGTCGATCCTAGTTCGCCCCCCTCAAAAATACATTAAATCTTTTTCTTAATCCATCTGTAAGCAGCATAAACCCCAAGGCCTAATAGAATGTATGCAATACCATCAAACCATGATATATCGTGTAGCACTTCTACTAAGTCTGCTGTGATCCAATCCACTTTATTCTCCTATAATGTATTTTTGGTGGAGGCGGCGGGTACTGCCCCCGCGTCCAGCTTAGTTTTACTGTCCTCTTCAACGTGACAACATATTTAGTATACTATTATTCTTATTCAATGTCAAGTTCTTTTATTTTCTTTATTAGTCTTTCTATCTTCCAAGGCTTGAACCATGCAGTAGATAATGAGAACGCAGTAGCACCGCAATTATAGTAAAAGTCTACATGGTGAGGTTCATATATTCCACCACCAGCGATGATGCCGATATGAGGTCGCAACCTCGCCACTCTTTGTACTTGACGTAGATTTACTTCTCTTAATCTATCACCAGAAACACCACCCTTGTCTGTAGGAAGAGTATTACTTAAATGAAAGGTTTTTACACCCAAATCATATAGATTTAAGATGGTGGGCATGTCGGTATCGGGACTAAGTTTAACAGATAACAAAGGAAACTTATCAGTAAATGCTGATATTTCTTTATCAGTTATTGTGTAGTTATTTACGTTAGGACAACCTAGATTTAATTCAAGTTTAATATGTTTGGGTATCCAATGAATAAAAGGTTCCCAATTACTATCAAGAGCTGCGATACTGTAGACACAATCTTCATCATATGACTTAATATTGCTAAAACCTTTGTTTCTAAATCCAATAGAGTTTCGCCAACCACCCTCTATTGGTCGTAAGGTTTTTATAGTTTGTGGTATTAATCCCCTTCTGCGTTCCCATGTATATGTACCCTTAACGCTTAAACAGTCATCACGATTAATATAATTACCGAAAGGTGGGCTTATAAAACATGTACTCAAGGATAATTCTCCGATTCCATAGCTCTATGCCAATATCTCTTTATGATACTTTGTACTTGTTCATCGTCATAACTGTCAGGTAATGGTTTATTTTTAATTTTCATCCAAATGATGTTTGCAAGTTCCCGATCAAAATCAGACTTGCTCTGCATAGTATTTCCCTATCGTATCTATGCAGTCATGGATGTGATCATCTCTTTTTTCTACAAATAATTGCGGATGATCATTTTCAACCGCAACGAGAACTACTATTTGGGAAACGGGTATCTCTGTCCTCTCTTCATACATGACAGCATACGCCGAAGTCTGTTGAAAGTAATTTGATATCCATTCTTTTTTCTTTCTTTTATTAGATGTTTTAAAATCAATAACGGATAACTTACCATCAAATTCTGCAATGCAATCTACTCTTCCAGCAACTTGCAGATAATCAGAATACAACGTAACTTCTTGAGCGTGTATATTGTTTATATGTGTGTCTATTGTGGGTTTTATTGAATAGAATAATTCTTTTTCGTTTGGAAGGAATTTGTCTGTATTTAATTTATTGTTTATATAATCTTCGCACATGTAATGAACATTGGTGCCTCGCCGTGCAGCTTTAGTTGAAATCGCATTTGCAGCTTCTTCTCCTACACGAGCACGCCATTCTTTAATACCTTCGCGAGAAAGTATTGACAATACTGTAGTAATAGATGGATACTTGTCACCAGAAGGCGTTACATAATAACGCTTTCCGTTAATGTTTTCCGTAACTAATTCTACATTCAAATCATGATATATATGTTGAAACACCGTTTTCAATAATCCCTAAACACCAATTTTCTGCCATATCTTCTGCATATTGTTCATTATGATAAACTTCGCCTTGTCCTGATTTTGACCTTGCAGCTCTGTAAAAATCAACTCCCATGCTATTTTTACTTTTTTCGATCATACGTACTATATATCCAAACGTTCCATCAACATAAACAATTGCTTCTCTATTTTCATATTCACCCTCACCCCAATAGCGGTGAAGTTCTTTAAGTTCCATATCCATACCTTTTTCAATCCCAAGCTTCATACCATATTTAATTCCAATTTTGAGATTATATATTCCTTTACTAAATCGCTTCTAACGATATCGTCTTTTTCAAATTCAATAAAATCGAAAGACTTCATTCTTTTAATGACCTTCATAAAATCATGTAAGCCTTCTTTTTCATTATCCCATCTAAAATCAGACTGTCTAAAGTCTCCACAAAATATAACCCTAGTGTTCTCACCCAAACGAGTAATCACACTATCTAACTCATGCCATGTCATGTTCTGGCATTCATCTACTATAACAATACTATCGTTCAATGTCAACCCTCTTATGAAAGAAGTTGTATTAAACTGAATAGTTCCTTTCTGTTTTAATATATCATATGCGTCACCACGATTGAATAGTTCGCTACATACGGAATAATAGGGGGCCTCATATACTTTAGATTTCTCTTTTTGATTGCCTGGTAGAAATCCCATATCTCTAGTGGGTACTACACTACGAATTAAATGAATGGTTGTTTTGTCATCATACTGTTCTAGTATGTCTCGTAAAGCTAAAAATAATGATACGAATGTCTTTCCTGTTCCTGCTACCCCATGAAGAAGTATGTTTTTATCAGAGTTGAACGCTTGGAATGCTCGAGTTTGTGCGTTTGTTATTGGTTCTATATTTTCGAGTCTTATCCCCGTTCCCCCCTTTCTAGTTTTATTTTTATTCTTCTTTAGTTGTCTTCGTTCTCTTTTTGTTAACGGTCCAATGTATGAAATATTATTGTTATCTTGATATGCAGAAACGTCTTGTGACATATGGACTTCCTCTTGTTGGGGTTGTTACATCATGACGAACTTCTTTTCTTTCTCCACTTTTCTATTGCGGCTTGTGTTTTAACCTGTTTAGCAGTTCTACCGCCTACTTTATCTGCTAAGGCTGTATTTGGATTGGCTGCAGCGAGTCGTTGCATGGTTTCATTCCAACCATCATCATTTCTCATTCCACCAGAACCAGAAACGATATTTACTTGTGATGGGGGTAATTGACGTATGTGGGGATGCTCAAGAAGGTATTCTTCTTTCTCCTTGATGGAGAACATGGCATCAAATTCTTCATTTGTATCTTCATTCAAAAATTCATAAGTCGGCATATCAATCCTTTATATTACACTCCAAAACTATCTCCACACCCGCAACTTGCTACTGCATTTGGATTGTTTATCTTTAAGAACGATCCACCTAGTTCTTTGACATAATCTATCTCGCATCCTATTATATGCATTTCTGCAACAGGGTCAAGAACTAGTACATCTTCGATAGGGTCTGACCAATGTACATCTGGCCACTTACTCGCAAAATCCCATACATAAGTTAGACCTGAGCAACCGCCGCCTCTTACGCCAAGAGAAACGTGGTCGCCTGGAACTTCTGGTTTATTTTCAACCAGTACAGATGTTAGGTATTCTATTGCAGAAGGAGTAAGGGAAACTAACGCGGGATGCGATGTTCCTGGCTTATCAAAGTCTACGAATATTTCCGTTACATTACTCATACATTTATTTAGGACTTCCGTAGTCTTACCTTGAGGATTTTAATATTGTCTTTCTTTCCCTTTTCCCAATCTTTTTTGGTTCTCTTCTTACCATTCTTGAGAACCTTGGGAAAGAACTTAGAAGCCTCCAAACGCTCTAGGGCTCCTAAGCGACGATTTTCAACATTAAACTTTTTCATAGTCCATCCAATATGGTTTGTTAACATTACGATATTTAGCGAATGACATTTTCTCAAGTAAATAGTATGTCCTATATGCCTCTACCGTATCGTCATTCTTACAGTAGACCGGCATGCATTGTGGCGGGTCGATGTACCCGTTGTCGCTGATTGTCTGGGGAACGGAAGACAACCCATGTAGGAGAAGTTCGGACTTGTGATGTTTACTATAGCGGGCCGTGTATTGTTCAAGTAAGTTGACCCATAACTGGAACAGCCAGTCATAATGGTCGCGACTAGACCTAACCCAAATAGTGCTAGGATGGTTCTTGTATGCCGCTTTGTATAGCATATGTTTATCTGCATAAGTGTCTCCATCTAAAACCCTATGTGCAGTAGACATCATCTGTGCGCTCTCAAGGATCATCTTGACAACGTGTTTATCACAATGCATTTCTGCTGCAACTTTAGGATCACGATCTAAGTAGAAAATATTCATTACCAACCCATCATAGCTTTAGTTTCTTCGGGTACACTATCCATTGTAAAAGGTGGATCAAATGTAGTGATCACTTCTACATGATTAACCTTTTGATTTTTATAACCAGCGGCTGATATGTCTTGGACTATTGTATCTGCAAATGGACAAAATGCACTGGTCAATGTGTGTGTTATCTTAACCCATTTGTTATCCTGATCTATATCTATATCATAGATCAAGCCAAGATCATAGATATTAATTGAAATCTCTGGATCAAATACTTCGCGCAAATTTGCGATAATATGATCTTTATCAATTGTCTGATCCATGTTCTCTTCTTTCACTAAGGACTTTAATAAGTTTACTCTGTTTTTCTTCAATTGTCAAGACCTTTTCTTGTTCAATCATTTGAATAATTAAACTTGTTATATCTATTTCTTTTTGCAAGAATGCTACTTTATCCTGTAACTGCGACATAGCTTTAATATAGTACTCTAGTTCTTGTTGTTTTCTTAATCTAGATTCTATTAAGTCGGATAGAAATACTATGTTGCTTTCGTCGTTCATTCATAAACTCGCTACTTTTTCTATGAATTTATCTACACCCATTCCCGTGATATTTGGAGCATTAAGACTATAATATTTATTGTTACTAGGTAGAACAAAAGTGAAACTTATTTCCTTATTATCACCCGCAAACCATTCTAGATATCTAGTTCTATTGAAATTATCCGATTGACTTGCGTGTGTTATTGGTCCATAAGCGAATGTGTTCTTATACATGTTGTCGGTTGATATATCGTCACGCACTAAGAAATCAAATCCTAGACAGTATAATTTGTTGTGATTTCTACGAATGGCTTCTAACATTGCATTCATACCGGCGTTAGAACGTTTACCGCTACCGTTCAATTCCCATTGTTCTTTTTTAGGTGGAATTATTAATCGCTTATCGTTTGCTTCATTGTTCAATTCACCTATAATCAAATTGTCTATTGCAACAAGATAATCGTAATCATTAAAATCGCGGTAAAGAGCATTGCATCCAAATATAGTCCCTTTACCTTTCAGTTGATGTAAGTCAATAGGTTTTCGACTTACACCATTACCAATAATAAAAGCTATCATTCATATGCTACTTCATAAGACTTAAACTTACGGTCATCAGATTGTTTTCGATCTTGACGAATTTGTTTAGCTTTCTTTTTCTTACGTTTATTCCGACCTTCTACTTTAAAATCAGAATTCCATTCGTAATCATCATCAAAATACGTTTTATTTTTACGATAAGTTTTACCCATAACAGCTGTTTGTCCTCTTTTCACCAATCTTTAGATAAATTAGGAAATGCTTCTGCGACTAATTTACGTGTAATACCTTTGAATGGAAGCTTCTTAGTCTTCATTGATAGAAGTAGTTTCGCATCGTCAGGATGAATGCTTTCTAGGAGTTCTATGAATAGTGCCTCTCGGCGATGGGGTTTTATGTTTTGTTGTGTTTCGGTAGGACCATCAACAAATAGATATAATCGTCTAAGTTCAGCGGTAAATTGACCATGAACTTCTAGACCTTCTGGAACAGGTTTAAACGGGGGATTGCCTTCGGGTAGTTTCCATACCACAGAAGGGTCAAAAGTATATCCCAATACAGCTTTCATAGCGTATCCGCTATTTTTTTGGAGCCGCTGTATTTTATCTTTTCTGGTTTTCCCTTTGGAACACCAATCGAGTATTTCATAACAAGTTTTAGTTACCATTAAAATTCACCTATATGCTCAGTTAATTGTTTTAAGCGGTTCTTGATAAAATAGTTCAATAAGCCATTTCTGGCGGGAACCTCATATTTATCATATTGTTCTTTTGCATCGTCCTGTATATGTTGCGGAATGCAGTCAAGATTAACTAACATCTCATTCCTTTTATAGTTGCGTTTCATCATATCATCACAGAAATCATCTATGTTAGACATAACCCAATCATTAAGTTTGCGATTAGATAAGGGCTTCTGTCTTTCACCATTTACCAGACAGGCATCGTTAGATAGAAAATTAGGAATACCGTCACCACGATCACCACGCATAATGTGTTCACGTAAGTATCTCTCTGGATTAGGAACTCGAATCCATTTCTTTGTAATAGGACTATACTGTTCTACGTTTGCGTACTTCTGTAGTTGAGAGAAATCTTTGTCACCAGACAGAATAAGAATGGGATCAGCATAACCGTTCAATATGCCATAAACGCCATGCTCGTGACATAACGCTGCAATGATATCGTCAGCCTCTGCACGTTCAACACGTATTACTCTGTAAGGGAAAGTTTCTTTGATTTCTTCGCGAACCTTATTCAGGCACTCAAAAATAGCGTTCCAATCATAAGGTGATTTTTCTCTATCACCTTTTCGATGAGCTTTATAGTAGGGGAATATATCTTTGCGCCAATAGTTCTTATCATCACAACAGATAATAATTTCACCAAACTTGTCACCAAATCTTTTTTTATATAAACGAATAGAATTCAATACCATGTGTCGGACTAAATCTTCACTTAGTATTCCATTTTTATTCATATGTACCATCAGATTCGATATGCAAATCTGATTATAATCTAAGAGTATCATAATACATCCTAAAAAGTTTTAGCTAATATATTATATATTAACCTCTTTGTCAATCATTTTCTGGAAATAAATCAACATCAAACATTTCCTCTAAATCAAATTCAATATTATTCATACATTCATTTACTGGAACTTGAAGAGCATGTTCAATACCAGCTGATCGATATAAACATGAACGAATTGATTCTAAGGTAAATGCAAAGTCTCTTACAAAGTCTTTCTTTGCAAGATCGAACCCATCACTAGACATAGCATGTAAAAGGTTCTTGCCATACATATCCACAACTTGATTAATATAGTCAGTTTGAACTTCATTCAGTCTCGCGTAAACTTCTTCTTTCGATTGAGGAAGTCCATGTATCTTTTCTTTTGGAAACTGTATTACATTGTTCATACTTCTATCCATCTTTTATTCCAATCCTATTTATTGGTCTTTCTGCGCTTTCTACGTTTTTTGACCGTTTTTCTTTCTGCCGGGGCATCTAGTACATATCCATCTTCTTCAAACATTTCTTTTGTCCAAACATCAGCAATATCGTCATAGTACACACCTATTGATCTTTTGATCTTCCCTGCGTTTGGGCCGGTCCAGAAATATGCGGGAACTCTACAGCGCCATCTTATTCTTTTCTCTTGATACTCACCATAGAAATCATCAACCCAATCTCCATCTCGTAAGTATTTTTGACAAGCGCGAATGTATCCTTCGTGTGATGCAGCCTCTGCTTCAGCACCCTTTGATTTTACTCTAATATTTGCTCTAGCGGACCTCAATAAGTCTTTTTGGGTTTTGACCCAAAGCTTGACTTTATCAGGATGGAGTTGGTGGTCATCAGGTAAATCACGTAAACTTTCATGAACATTTGTCATGCCATAGTCAGGATTTTTCTCTTTACGTGCCTCTCTAGCCTTCTTTAATCTTTCACTAGCGGCTATTTTTTGTTCCTCACTCATTGGTTTGCGAGGTTTACGTACCTTTTTTACTTTAGTTTCTTTACGTTTTACCATTCTGTACACCTATATATCTATGGAGAACTAGACGGAGAAATCTCTAATGAGGAAGATTTTTATCATAATTGCTAGTATTATAACATTTTCGTTGGGTGTTGTCAACACTTCTAACGCACAAAATTCTATTCCCAATATTCCGCCAGGAAAGAAGGGTGGTTATGTTATACCAAAAGCTGTAACTTGTGCTAGGAGTGAGTGGTTGATGGAAGGCACTCGCCAAGTTGGTGAAAAGGATGCTCAATTTGTGGGATTTGTATCTGCTGAAACGCCAGGCTCTGCTATACTTCATATCTATAAAAATCCAAAAACGGGAACATTTAGTGTTATCGAATCATTCAGTAATGGTGTTTCTTGTTTGATTAGTCATGGTCATACGCCCGAAGCAGTAACCGATGAAAAGCCAGAACCACAAAATGAAAAGATGAAGGAAAAGATGAAATTTAAAGGTCCATTTATAGAGGCCAGAAAATATAAGTATAAGTTCATATATCCTGTTACATTACCTTATAGGTTCTTTTGATTGCTTAACCCTTGGAGAAAGCCAGTCCATTGACTAGCACGTAAGTCCCAATTATAAAAATTATCTACATAGTTTTTCTGATAGAGTAACTTACGTTCTGTATTTTCATCGTGCTGGTTTTGTATAGCAGCGTTTAACATATTAGCAAACACATTCGCATGAAACTGTATGTCTTCGGACCATTGATACATGGTTGCAAAGTTGGCAGTAGTTTCTGGCAATGCTGCGTAGTTAGGACACACGATCTGACAACCTGCGCTCATAGCTTCTATGGCCGCGATGCAAGAAGTCTCTGGCCATATGCTAGGATAGGCAAAGATATGTGCTTCCTGTAGCGCCTCTCTTACCGTTTCGTTGGGTTGAAATCCATGATAGGTCATCTGTGGATGTTCTTTAATCTTGTTGAACAAATCCTCAAATTCTTTATCGCGTTCTTTCCACCCATATGCCTCGAAAGAAGAATATACATCAAAGTGAATTTTATCGCCATACGTCTTAGCAAGTTCTATGATAGCAGCAGTTGCTACATTCAACCCACGATGAGGCGTAGTATGATAAATGAGTTTAATTTGATCCTTACTCTTATCTTTAAATTCGATAGGATCAATCGCATTTTGCATTACAAACGACTGTGCATATGGAACCTGTAATGCCATATTGTATGTCGCAAGTTGATAATTAGATACAAAAACAAACTTCTCAAAACGTTCACGACGGTCTTCTTCCTTTAGGTGCTGACTTTCGGGATCATCCCAAGTATCATGACACCAAAGAATAGTTGGTTTCTTAGGATCAATCCATCTAACGCGAGAACAAATAATTTGAAACTTGTCTAATAGATCAGGATCAACTCTACTATAGAGCTGGTTCCTCATCATTTCAGTTCCACCATTTGCTTCTTCATAAGTCCCATCTTCAGATGGACCTAAAGAGAATTCATCTTCAGCAGTATCTAAAATCTTCAATGGCATTATGGCGTTTCCTTCGATTGAATTCTGTTCACACTATCATACCGAAATGACCGCCAAGCCGTTTTTTCAAAGTCCCAAACAACACAAACATCAGGGTTAGGTTCCCGTTTAGCTTTGATACGTTGGGGTTTCACTTCCGTACTTTTATTATATAGGGTACTTTCATTCATACCCTCGTACTTCCCTATTTCCTTTTCGGGAAACGCATCAGGTGGAATTACGCCAAGAGAAGTGCTACATACCATCTTACGACTAGTACCATCTTTCTTGGTAAATTCTACCTCTACAACACCTTGAGACAATAGACCGTTAACATGGTCTTTAAATTCATCACTGTCCATCTTTAGCTCCACTAGACGTAAATACTGGGCGCGAATTATGGTTCTTCCATAATGCCTTTTCATCTACATTAAGCATTCTTTGAATAAGCTTAGGGGTTGGGCAACCTTTGCGCCAAGCCTTCCATGCGTTTTCAAGTTTATCTAACTCTGTACGTTCTCGCTTGACTGCATTAGTCCAGCGTTTAGCAACACTCCGGCGTTCTCCTTTAGAGACATAGCCGGAACTCTTACCACCTTTTTTCTTTGCCATTAATGTAACTTTCCATATTTTCTTTGCAAAAACTTAATAACATGGAGCCAATAGTTTTTACCCCATTCACTCT